TTCACTAGTGATTTTGATGACATCATCGAGGACGAAGCAGATGAGCGCGGTGACGCCGACCTGCTTACAACTTTATCCTACTTGCAAGCACAAGCGGCAGGTAAACATTTAGTACCTCGTATACGTGTTGATAGTTTAGTTAATATGATTAACATGCATCAGAGCGACGAAGCAGTACCTTTTACTGCCAAGAGTCTCGAAGATGCATTTAAAACAAATGACCACGTTAAAAACTTTATCGCAAACATCAAGGATGATGAAAAGACCGGAAGCAAGTATGTTTACTTAAAACGTACAGATGACGGTCCTGAAGATAGTGCAGGTGATGGTTTGGGTGGTCCTAGTGCTGGCGGCCCAGAAAAAATAGTTTCTAAGATGGCTGACAAAGCAATTTCAAACAGAAGTTAAAATGGACTTAAAAAATTTAGATTCGATTGGGTATGTTTACATACCCAATTTTCTATCCGCTACAGAATTAAAACTATTGAATAGTGAATACCAACACAGCGAAACAACTGAAAACAAAAGTTATTCGTTGGTGCATTCTAAGTTAGCAAAAAAAATATTAGGCAGTAAAATTAAAGCAGTAATGGATGCTGTAAACGAACAAACCAGTTTACACGTAGATTACATTACACCAACTGTGAACTACATGGACACAGAAAATTTATTCTTTGACTGGCACCAAGATCACGAAAGTTATTATGTGTATCAGCAGAGTAAAAATCACTTGAACTTTTACATGCCAGTAGTCAAGCCCGATCCAACAAAATCCGGAGTCAGTTTAATTCCGATGGACCGGTTATTAGAATATCTAACAGCGCCACAGCCCGATAGGATTATCGATTCGGGTGCCAAGCGTTTTGTACTGCATACAAATTACACAGAAGTAATTGACGACGAACATGGCAAGGGATTTAAAATTCCCGTTAACCTTAATCGCATTGCAGTGAGCCCTGAATTAAATGCCGGAGATCTTTTATTGATACGTGGCGATGTAATACATAAAACACAAGATTCTGAAACTCATAGGGTTGCAATATCCGTGCGTGTAACTGATGGTACTGCGCCAGTCTCTTTGAAACGATTAAAAACTGGGTGTGAAGAAAAAACGAAATACATTAAACGCAATCAACCCTACTATGATAAAATATTTGCGTTATTTGAAAAAAGTAAAACGAGCAAAATACCTTCTTCTGAGATAGATAAAGGTAGCAATAACTGGAAATTTTAAGTATAATAAGCATATGGCATATTCAGACAAACTTGTTGATCATTATGAGAATCCACGTAACGTGGGTAAATTTGAAATCGATGATACCATTGGCACCGGCATGGTAGGAGCACCTGCCTGTGGGGATGTTATGAAATTACAAATAAAGGTAGAAGATGGGATTATTACAGATGCACGTTTTAAAACGTATGGATGTGGCTCAGCGATTGCAAGTAGTTCGCTGGTTACTGAGTGGGTCAAAGGCAAAACACTGGACCAAGCATCAGCTATTAAAAACTCGGCCATCGCGGAAGAACTGGCGCTCCCGCCAGTTAAAATACATTGCTCAATACTCGCAGAAGACGCTATAAAGGCCGCAGTCGACGATTATCGTAAGAAGCATGATAACGCTAACTGATGCGGCACGAAACAAAATACAACGACTAGTAACAGCCAAAGGCTATGCTGGTATTCGTCTTGGCGTAAAAACTACAGGTTGCAGTGGGCTTGCTTATGTGTTAGAATACGTTCGAGAATACACAGACGAGCCCTACACAATAAATTATGCACAGGACACGTTTGTAGTTCTTGTAAATCAAAAAGACGATGTTTACCTTCGTGGCATGACTATAGACTATGTACGTAAGGGCCTAAATGAAGGCTTTGAATTTCGCAATCCCAATGAACGTGACCGCTGTGGTTGCGGAGAAAGTTTTAGAGTATAAATGATTAATCAAAAATATAACTATGCACCCATTAGCAGAACAACTATCGAAGGAAAGCGACATTATAGTTTGCCTGATGGTAGTAAAGTACCCAGTGTTACTACTATCCTGGATCGAACAAAAAGTGAAGAGAGTCGTCAGGCACTTGCTAACTGGCGAAAAGCAGTAGGCGAACAACGAGCGCAACAAATAACAACAGAAGCTGCCAACCGTGGCACACGTATGCACAGTTATCTTGAGTCGTACATTCTCAGTGATGACATGAAACCCCTTCCCACAAACCCTTATGCACACCCCAGCTGGTTTATGGCCGCCGAAGTTATACTTAAAGGCTTGTGTAACGTCGATGAGTTTTGGGGCAGTGAAGTACCTGTTTATTATAGTGGGTTATATGCTGGCACTACTGACTGTATCGGTGTGTGGAAGGGTCGGCCTGCTATCATGGACTTCAAGCAAAGCAACAAGGTAAAAAAGCGCGAATACATCGATGACTATTTTATACAACTTGCGGCATACGCACAGGCACATAATCACACACATGGCACCAATATACGTGACGGTGTAATTTTGATGGCCGTACAGCCTAAATTACAGCCAGATAATACATATTCGACGCCAGAATACCTGGAATTTGAAGTCTCAGGTGACGAATTTGATCACTGGACTAACGAGTGGACTAAGAGGGTAGAGCTCTATTACCTAACCAGCTAAATAGCTTATATAGTTAAGGATTTAGAAATGGCCGTTATTCAGATCAGCCGCATACAACACAGACGCGGTCTAGAAGCAGATTTACCTAACCTGGCCAGCGGTGAGCTGGGATGGAGTGTAGACACTCGCCAATTGTATATTGGTAATGGCACCATTGAAGAAGGTGCACCAAGTCTTGGAAAAACAAAAATATTAACTGAGTATAGTATTTTAGATTTTACCACAGGCTTTGCTGGTAACGTAGTAGCTCTACAAGGCAATCTAGTATTAGTTAACGCCAACGTTGCGGCATTGGCTAATACTGTATCAACACTAACTGCCGGTGTAACCAGTACCAACATAACTCTTGGTGCAGGCACAGCAGGTACCATTACTTCTTTGCCAGCAAATAATGCGTCAATTTCTTATACACTAACTCAAGGGTCTAACCGCAGGAGCGGAACCTTTACAATCAATAGGTTTGGTTCTACAGTGAACTATGAAGATTCATATAAAGAAACAGCCGCAACAGATATAGTATTGAGTTCGAATGCAAACGTAACTCATGCCAATCTCAATTACTCCACAACCACAACAACATATTTGTCTTATCAAGTCCGCACAATCTAATAGAGGTATTCAATGTGGAAACTTAAACCTGACGAGCGTCTTGCTTGCTGGCGTGAATTTCGAAAAAAATTAGATTCCCTTACCATAGAAAAAGCAGTCCAAGAAGTAGCCCAATTTTGGACAAGGGTTCCGTTCACCCCTTATTATTTAGATATTGATCATCCCGACACATGGCCGGATCCTTGGTCACTAGTGGAAGAAAATTATTGGTGTGATATTGCAATTGCCTTGGGAATACTGTATACTATTAAGTTCACTAAGCACGATCCTGAAATAAAGTTACATGTTTATTATGATACTGAATCTCGAGTCTACTATAATTTAGCATTCATTGCAGATGGAAAATATGTACTTAATATGAGTGAGGGCAAGGTAGTAAATAAAGCACAAATTAAAAATAATTTAGAGCTCCGTTACTGTTACGGAGAGCAAGAACTAAAATTGAATAGTTATTAAGAGGAATCAATGAATCAAATACAAGTTACCAAGCGAGACGGCCGCAAAGAGTCGCTGGATCTAGAGAAATTACACCGAGTAGTGTTCTGGGCAACAGAAGGCATTACTGGGGTTAGTGCTAGTGAAGTAGAAATAAAGAGCCACATACAATTTTACAACGGTATCAAAAGCGCCGACATCCAAGAAACACTAATCAAATCAGCCGCTGATCTAATCAGCGAAGAAACACCCAATTATCAATACGTAGCAGGACGCCTGCTGACATATCATATCCATAAGCAAGTTTATGGTGACTACAAACCTTGGCCATTGCTACAGTTAATCAAACGCAATACCGACATCGGCTACTACACTCCTGAACTATTACAAAATTTCACTGAAGAAGAAATCAACGAGCTTGACTCATACATCAAGCACGAGCGTGATGAAAACTTTGCATATGTTGCAATGGAACAATGGCGCGGCAAGTATCTTGTACAAAATCGTGTAACCGGCGACTTGTACGAGACACCGCAGGTAGCATATATGTTAATTGCCGCCACTTTGTTTATGTCGTATCCTCGAGAAACACGTATGCGTTGGATTAAGGACTACTATGATGGAATTAGTAATTTTGACATTAGTTTACCTACCCCTGTTATGGCTGGTGTACGAACACCGCAAAAACAATTTAGCAGTTGTGTTCTTATTGAGTCTGATGATAGTCTTGATTCCATTAACGCTACTGCCAGCAGTATCGTCAAGTATGTCAGCCAAAAAGCCGGAATTGGAATTGGCGCAGGCCGTATTAGAGCCCTTGGCAGTCCTATTCGTAACGGCGATGCATACCATACTGGCATTACTCCCTTCTTAAAATTATTCCAAGCCGCCACTCGCAGTTGCAGTCAGGGCGGCGTTCGCAACGGTGCCGCCACTATCTATTATCCTCTTTGGCACTACGAAATTGAAGACCTACTGGTACTGAAGAACAACAAAGGCACCGAAGACAATCGTATTCGCCAAATGGATTACGGGGTACAGTTCAACAAGTTAATGTACGAGCGTTTGATTTCTGGCGGCAACATCACCTGTTTTAGTCCACACGATGTTCCCGAGATGTACGAGGCCTTCTTTAACGATCAAGAGCGTTTTAAAGAGTTGTATGAACGTGCTGAGCGCAACACCAAACTGCGTAAGAAAACAATTCCAGCGGCAGAACTGTTTGCCAAGTTCATGGGCGAACGTAAAGACACTGGACGCATTTACTTGATGAACGTTGACCACGCAAATACACACAGTCCGTTTAAGGAAAAGATTGCTCCAATCAAGATGAGTAACTTGTGTACTGAAATCGACTTGCCTACCGTACCATTAAACGATGTTCGTGACGAAGAAGGTCGTATTGCATTGTGTACACTTAGCGCACAGAACTGGGGCAATGTTAAAACTCCACAAGACTTTGAACGTATGTGTACACTAAGTGTACGTGGACTAGATGCACTATTAAGCTATCAAAACTATCCAGTCAAGGCCGCAGAACTAGCAACACAAGAATACCGCCCACTGGGTAATGGTATTATCAACTTTGCCTACTTCCTGGCCAAGCACGATGTCAGTTATAGTGATCCGAAGGCATTAGCTCTAGTGGATGAATATGCAGAAGCATGGAGCTACTATTTGATCAAAGCCAGTGCAGATTTGGCCGCTGAACAAGGCCCGTGTACCGCATGGCAAAACTTAAAATATGCCGATGGTCAGTTGCCAATTGACACACGTAAACGTGAAGTTGATGAATTGGTGCCGCACCAAGAGCGTATGCCGTGGCGTGCTCTACGCGAACAGATTTTAAGTACTGGTATTCGTAACGCTACGCTAATGGCACTTATGCCAGCTGAAACGTCGGCTCAAATCAGTAACGCCACTAACGGAATTGAGCCACCAAGAAATTATGTCAGCGTAAAACAAAGTAAACATGGCGCACTAAGACAAGTAGTGCCCGAATACCGTAAACTAAAAAACAAGTATGAATTGTTATGGGACCAAAAGTCGCCAGAAGGCTATTTGAAAATTTGTGCAGTATTGCAAAAATATATTGACCAGGGAATTAGTACCAACACTTCGTATAATCCACAACACTACGAAGACGAAAAGATTCCAATGAGTGAGATGCTCAAGCACCTACTAATGTGCTACAAATACGGAACCAAACAACTATACTATTTCAACACATACGATGGTCAAGGCGAAATTGACGTAGACAAAATGTCTAAGGCGTTAGAGACTCCGCTTGCTGAAGAAGCTGTAGACCAAGAAGACTGCGATAGCTGTGTAATTTAAGGAACCAAAATGAGCGTTTTTAATATTGATAACAAGAAAAAACATACCGAAGCACTGATGTTTCTGGACACTAGCGGTCCAGTAACTATTCAACGATACGAAACATTAAAGTATAGACAATTTGATAAACTAACAGATAAACAGTTGGGATTTTTTTGGCGCCCTGAAGAAATTGATATCATGCGTGATGCCAAGGACTTCAAGGAGCTGACACCATTTGAACAACACATCTTTACCAGTAATTTAAAAAGACAAATTTTATTAGATAGTGTGCAAGGGCGCAGTCCATCACTAGCGTTCTTGCCGCTGGTATCTATTCCTGAGCTAGAAACTTGGATTACAACTTGGGCATTTAACGAGACTGTGCATAGCCGTAGTTATACACATATCATTCGTAATATCTACAGTAACCCCAGTGAAATTTTTGACGGCTTGATGGAAATTGAGCCCATTGTAAACTGTGCCAAGGACATCAGCAAATACTACGACGACGTCATTGAGTATGGCGGTTATTACAATTTGCTTGGCGAAGGCTCGCATACAGTAAATGGCAAAAACATACTAGTCAGTCGTTACGAACTCAAGAAGAAACTATGGCTTGCAATTAACAGCGTTAACGCACTAGAAGGAATCCGCTTCTATGTTAGTTTTGCTTGCTCGTGGGCATTTGCTGAACTCAAGAAGATGGAAGGCAATGCTAAAAATATTAAACTTATCTGTCGCGACGAGAACATCCACTTGGGCTCAACACAAACATTAATTAAATTATTGCCACAAGACGATCCTGATTTTGTTAAGATCAAAGAAGAAACAGTACAAGAATGCACACAAATGTTCCTGAGTGCGGCTCAGCAAGAAAAGGACTGGGCCAAGTACTTGTTCAAGGACGGATCAATGATTGGATTAAACACACAGTTATTGAGCGACTATGTTGACTGGCTAACATGCAAACGTATGACAGCAGTTGGATTAAACTGTGGTATCAAGCCCGGCAGTAATCCGTTGCCGTGGACAGCTAAATGGATTGCAGGATCAGAAGTTCAAGTGGCACCACAGGAAACTGAGATAAGTAGTTATGTAATCGGCGGAACCAAGCAAGACGTAGATGCAAATACGTTCAGTGGTTTTAGCCTATAAGGAAACTACAATGACAATTAGACAAACAAGAACACATACTCCACCAACAGGACATTCAGTTCTGGTAAGTATGGTAGAATGGGCAGAAACTCTATCTCCGACTGATAAATTAGAGTTTTACAAAGGCTATCGTTATCAGCAATCAAGAGAGAAAACTTTTTCTGCGTTGGGACATTTAACTATCAGCGAAGTATCTGCTGGCACACACATTTATTCTTGGGACAATCAGTCCTCAATTGATAAATGTGGCGTAGACCCATTATATACACAATATCACAACAGATACCTAACAGAAACCGGTATCACATATAACGCAACATCAGAAACAGTATGATCACAATATATTCAAAAAGCAACTGTCCATTTTGCGACAGAGCAAAAGCTCTATTGGAGAGCAAAGGAGTGGCATACACCACAGTCAGCATCGAAGAAGACCAAGACGCACGTCAACAT